CAAGCGACACGCCTACTAAAGAAAGATAAAATTAAGAAGGCCCTGGATCGTTTACGCTCTCTTCAACATCAACAGACCATTCATACTATGGACAAGGAGATCGAATCGATTGATGCCATGATCCAAGAAGCTCGAGAAAGAGGGCAAATTGGTGCCGCGGTGCAAGCTGCAAGACTCAAGGCCCAAATGTTAGGGTACCTTGTGGATAAGAAAGAAATCAAAACAACAAACCTAGACACTATGAGCGAGGACGACATAGTCAATTACCTCGATTCCCTAAAAGCATCCTACAGCAACCCACAGTGACCTGTGGTTGATGCACCATGTGGCTTGTGGTTGTGGCTGTGTCATCGAGCATAATGATGCAAGAACCTAGAAGCAGGAGCCCAGGTACATAGATGTACACGTCGGTACAACTAGGTACAACTCTGATCCAGTTTATATAAAAAATAAAAATGACATCTTTAAAATAAAGATGTTTACTTCTGTATTTAATCGTAGTAAAATAAAACCACAAAGAAAGAGAGAAAGAAAAATGAAAAAACAAGAAAATAAACTTCCTAGAACTGTTAACCAAATCGGAAACGATATATGTCTTTTTAGACTAGTTAACCCGAAGCAACAGGGAAGTAAATCTCATGCCATTTATGAGAAAGCTATGAAAGCAACCACTATCAAGGAAGCTTTTGAACAGGGATATCGTACAGTAGATATTTCTTATGATTCCATGTCAAATGGAAAATTTAAAAAGCCTAACGTACTAATAGCTAGGTATCTTAAAAAAGACCACAAGGAATTATATTTAGCATTCCTTAGTGAATTTAAGGATGTCAAACTTTCACCTCAAATGGAAAAGAATGTGAAAGAATTAACAGCATTAGTTAACAAGTTATAATTAAAATTCGGGGGCTTCGGCCCCCATTTTTTTTCTTGTGGTAAAGGGATCAAGGCTGATCCGAAAGTTGTGGTTGTGGCAGTTGTGTCAATCCCTATAACCGAAGTAGAGGTTGAAGAGGAAGCTAGGTACACGTATGTACAACTAGGTACAATTAACAATAAACAATACGATTGTTTTTGCTCTTGTCTTTGTTCTGCTAATGCTCTGCTACTGCTTTGATATAAAAATGCTCTGCTTTAAATTATAATTGTTTTAAGATAAAAAATTTTTTATTATAAAGAATTAAGAAAGGAAATTATGAAAGAAATAATATATCTAATTTTAATAATAATTATTTTTAAATTAAGTATTTACTTTTTTTAAAAAATAAAATATAAATATAAATATTCTTTAATATAAAGAATAAAGAAAGGAAAAAGAAAATGAATAAAGAAACTAAAAAAGTAGAAGAAAAAGGAAAAGGAAAATTAAATAAATTTCCCTCTTCTTTAATAAGAATTAAAGATAATTTAATTCTTCATAGATTAGTAAACGATAAGAAAGGAAAGTCTTTCGAAAGATTAGAAAATTATAAGTTTTCTACTACTATCGAAAATTCATGGAAAAATTCTATGAATAAAGACGATTACGATTATAATACTAATAAACTAAAAACTATCTATTCGATAGATTTAGGAAATCTAAAAAAAGAAAATAAACTTAGATACTTAGATACTATTAATTTAAATTTATTATTCTTAAAAGATAATAATAATATTCCTAACTATAAAGAATTATTATCTTTAAATAATAAAGCTTTAGAAGAAGTAAATAAGTTATAATTCTAAAATAATACTTAGAAGAGAGAGGAAGAAATTCCTCTCTCTTTTTTTATTTCTAATTCCTAAAAAATTTTCTTAAAAAAATCGTATTAAGTTTAATCGTAAAACTTTCGTATAAAGTTTAAAAAAATTTTTTCAGGTGCTGTAAAGACGGAGTAAACAGTGAACAAATGGCTTTTATGTGTATAAATTTCGTATATTGAATAATATTGAAAAAAGTGTATGGTATAGCCATGAAAAAAATAATTGAAAAAATGGAAATGCTATGGACTTGGCTACCTGCTCAGTTAAGTGTTTCAAGACGTATTTATTTACCACTAGGAATTATTGTTATCATCTGGATACTGTCAAAAAATTTTTAAGTTCATAGAAAGTTTTTTTTATGAACTTAGAGATACTACAAAAAGCTGAAGCAATATTACTGGATAAAAGTGCTCCTCAAGAGATTCGAGAGAAAGCATTTTTAGTAATAAAAAGTCAAAAAGAAAAACAGGAAGTATCTGGAGCACAAACTTCCATATTAAATTTCGCTCAACACATGTATAATGGTTATAGTACTCCTGCTCATATACAATTAATCGCTAAAAATTTGGAAGCTTTAGAACGAGATGAATTTGATCGTTTAGCAATTTTCATGCCACCAAGACATGGAAAGTCTATGTTATGTTCCGAGATGTTTCCTGCCTGGTTCCTTGGTCGTAATCCTAAAAAATTTATTATTCAATCGACTTACGCTCAAGAACTAGCTGATGATTTTGGACGCAAGGTTCGTAACCACGTCAAATCGGAAGAGTTCCTCAAAGTTTTTCCGAATGTAGCTTTACGAGAAGATTCTACTTCAGCGAAACGTTTTCACACAGTTCATGGCGGAACATACTCAGCGGTTGGTGCGGGCGGTGCTATTACAGGTCGTGGTGCTCACTTACTCATTATTGATGATCCCATAAAAGGGCGTGAAGATGCGGAATCTCAAGTTCAAAGAAGGAATCTTATTGAATGGTATAAGTCAGTCGCTTTCACACGATTAATGCCAGGCGGAAAAGTAATCATCATTCAAACGAGATGGCACGAAGAAGATTTAGCAGGTTTCGTTTTAGAAAATGAACCGGGTCAGTGGAAAGTTTTAGACTTACCTGCGATTAATGCTAACGGTGATGCTCTCTGGCCCGAAGCCTATCCTGTAGAAAAATTAAAAAAGATTCAAGCGACAGTCGGAGAAAGAGTTTGGCAAAGTTTATACCAGCAGAAGCCATCAGCAGAACAGGGACAAATTTTAAAAAGAGATTGGTGGCGTATATGGGATAAGAAAAGATTTCCTAGATGTCATTCAATCATACAATCTTGGGATACTGCTTTTTCAGCAAGACAAACTGCTGACTATTCAGCGAGAACGACTTGGGGTGTCTTTACGCATACAGATGAAAAAGGAAAAGATCAAGCTTGTATAATTTTACTAGAAGCTTGGCGTAATCGTGTTGAGTATCCTGAACTACGAAAAGAGGCTCAACAATCATTTTTCGATTGGAAGCCCGATGTCGTTTTAGTCGAGAAACGAGCATCAGGACAAAGCTTACTTCAAGATTTACGAAGAGCAGGAATTCCTGTAAAAGAATTTACACCCGATCGAGATAAAGTTTCAAGAGCACATGTCGTAGCTTCCATGTTAGAGACAGGATTAATTTGGGTCCCTAATGAATCGTGGGTAGAAGATTTAATTGAAGAATGTGCTTCCTTTCCTTATGGAAAACATGATGACTTAGTTGATACATCAACTCAAGCTTGGCAGCTTATACGAGATAACTATTTAGTTTCTCACCCGAACGATCCGGAAGATGATGAATGGGACGATAAACCCTATCGATTATTACATAAAAAGTCCTTTTACAGTTAGACAAAAATAGTTATAGTATCGCTATGGCAAGTATGTACAAAGCGACCAAGCCCATGCCGGCGAAATCTAGACCTAATTATGCGAAAGCTTTAGTGGAAGAGGATGATCGTTTCTATGACAAATATCCTAGCTGTCTTAGAGATGATGAAATGCTCGTTGAAGCTATGAATAAACCAGGAAAAGAAATTACCAGCGATGACATGCAAGAAACACCCATGATGATGAGTGGCATGATGGTCATTAAAATAAAAGGGTAGAACATGAAAAAAAATAAAATGATGGACGGAGCCGGTTCCGGTGAAGGACGCATGGAAAAATCTAAAATGGATTTGAATAAAGACGGAAAGATTTCTTCCTATGAAAAGAAAAGAGGCATGGCGATTAAAAAAGCAATGTCTAAAAAGAAAAAGGGTAAGAAAAAATAATGGGAACATACAATAGAAAATACAAAGGAACTAGAACTGGTCTTACTCCCGGCCCTGTTGAAAAAGAAGCTTTAGAAGTAACGGAACGTGCTATGAGAGGTTTAGAAGCTCGTTATTCAAAAGGTGATAATAGCAGACTTACAACTAAAGTAGAACCTGATGGTATGGGTAAAGATTCTTCAGCAGCGATTAAAGAATTTTTAAAAAATAATAAGGAGTAAATTATGGGTGGAACTAGATATGAACAGCTAAGAGATTTATTAAAAGATGCTCAAGATAATGATGATCAAGACGAGATTAAAATTATCGAAGATGAATTAATGGACCTTGAGCCACCTGAAGATGACGATTAATGGCTGAATACAAAGGCAGAAAAGTTCCTCTTAATAAACCGATGAAAGGTGATGTTAAGAAATTTAAAGTTTTTGTAAAAGATCCCTCAACAGGGAGAGTCAAAAAAATTAATTTCGGCGATAAGAACATGACGATCAAGAAAAATATTCCTGCAAGAAAAAAATCTTATTGTGCACGTTCCGGTGGAATTAAAGGAACTAATAATAAATTATCAGCTAACTACTGGTCACGTAAGGCTTGGAACTGCTAAATGGCTATTGGTGCTGGAGGTAGCAGTGGAGTAAAAGCTTACGAGGCTGCAGTTCGTAGATCATTTAGTTCACCAACTAACACTAGTAATGTTCGTTCCGTTCCTTCAAGTTTTAAAGAAGGTGATAGAGGTGGTCGAACACAAACTTTAAGTAAAGACGCTTATAACACTGTAAGGGACGCTTTTAATTACGCTCAAAGTATCGGAAGTCCAATGACTATGCAGGACTTATCTAATCAATATAAACAGTATAACGTTAAGTACGATAGACCCGCTGTCTTTCGTGAAAATTATGGAGATGTAGTAAACGCTGTAGGAACTCCACTAGCTTCAACTTATTACAAAGATCCATCGGGTGCTGAAAGATTTTTTACTGCAGCTCCACCTACAATGGGACAGTTATTCGGAGATATAGGAAGAGGATTATTTTCTGGTTATAATACTTACGTTCCACCAGATCAATCTACAACATATGGAATTCCTCAAGGTGCCACGCCTGTTACTACAGGTGGCTATATTCAAAGACAACCAGGTTTATTTCAAAATTTAGCTAACGCAGGAATGGATTATTTAGGAAGTGGCGGAATGTTAGGTTCTATTTTAGGAATGTTCAAATCTACTAAAGAAAAATAGTAGTGAATAGGTCTTTATTTTCTAAACAGATTAGTGTACCATCTCGAAAAAGGAAAATTAAAATGAAAAAGAAAAAGGGATTATATGATAATATAAATGCTAGAAAGAAAAAAGGCATTAGTCGTTCTAAGAAAAAATCAACAATTAGTAAAGAAGCGTATGAAAATATGAAAAAAGGTTTTCCTAGTAAAAAGAAAGGTAAATAATAATGGCAACTAAACATGAAGCTGAAATGGAAGAGTTAAGAAAAGAAAATAAAAAATTATCTAGAGAGAATAATAGATTAAAAGCATCTGAGTCAACTAAAGATGAACAGCTTAGAGAAAAAGATTTACATATAAAATTTTTAACAGATCGTCTATCACAATGGGCAGATAGATTTTTTGAATTAAGAACTACATTTATAAATTTACCAATAAGTGAAAAAGTAAATATGCAGGAGCGTATGCAAAATGGGAAAACCTGAAAAGAAAATTGAAAAAGTAATGAGGGAGTTTAAAAAAGGAAAACTACACTCCGGTTCTAAAAAAGGACCAAAAGTAAAATCTCGTAAACAAGCAATTGCTATCGCTTTAAGTGAAGCAGGGAAAAGTAAAAAAAGTGGAAGAAGAAAAAAATAACATAGAAGATATTTTAGAAATATCTGAAGATGGTTCTGTTGAAATCAACATCGCTGAAGATGATGAGGAAGAGGAAGAAGAATATGTTAATCCTTATGAAACAGATCACTATGCAAACTTAGCTGAAGATTTAGATAAAGATAAACTTTCAGAAATTTCTTCTGATTTAATTAATAAATTTGAAAACGATAAGTCATCTAGAAAAGATTGGGAAGATCAATATTCAAAAGGTTTAAAAATGTTAGGAGTAATCTCTGAAGAAAGAGATGATCCATTCCCTGGTGCTTCTGGAGTTCATAATCCTTTAATGGCAGAAGCTGCAACTCAGTTTCAAGCAAGAGCAATCGCTGAAATGTTTCCACCTGGCGGTCCTGTTAAAACACAAATTATTGGAAAAGTAACAGAAGAAAGAGAGCAACAAGCGCAACGAGTTCAAGAATTTATGAACTATCAGATTACTCAATTAATGCCTGATTACTTTAGTGAGTTAGATCAGATGTTATTTAACTTATCTCTAGCAGGATCAGCGTTTAAAAAAGTTTATTATGATACTACAACTAATCAAGTATGCGCTAAATTCATTCCTGCAGAAGATTTAGTCGTTTCATATAGTACTACAGAGTTAGATACTTCACCTAGATATACTCAAATTATGAAATTAACAACTAATGATGTTAAAAAATACATGAAAACTGGTTTTTATCGTGATATTAAATTAACTAATGCTTCTGACGATAATCCAGAAAGTCAAATTCAACAAACTTTAGATGAAATAGACGGAATTAGTCCTGGTAATAATGATCAAACTAGACAAGTTTTAGAATTTCATATTGATTATAACATCGGAAATGATGAAGATGACTTAGAATTACCTTACATTATTACAATAGATCGCTCTTCACAGCAAGTTTTAGCGATTAGACGTAATTGGAAAGAAGATGATGAGTTACAAAAGAAGAGAGTTTACTTTATTCACTATAAATATTTACCTGGTTTAGGTTTTTATGGCTTCGGTTTAATACATATGATCGGAGGTTTACAACATGCGAGCACTGGTGCACTAAGAGCGTTACTAGATAGTGCTGCATTTGCAAATTTAAATGGTGGATTTAAAGCTAAAGGTGCTAGAATTGAAGGTGGAGATATAACAGTATCACCTGGTGAATGGGTTGAAGTAGAAGCTTACGGAGATGACTTAAGAAAATCATTTATTCCACTTCCATTTAAAGAACCATCACCAACTTTAATGCAGTTATTAGGAATTTTAACTGAAGCTGGTCGTAGATTTTCTTCAATCGCTGATGCTATGGTCGGAGATGCAGCTTCTTCTGCTCCTGTAGGAAGTATTGTAGCACAAATTGAACAAGGTTCTAAAGTATTTAGTGCGATTCATAAAAGATTACACATGGCGCAAGGAAAAGAACTTAAATTAATCGGAGAATTAAACGGAGAATTCTTAGATAATGAATATCCTTACGAAATTATCGGAGATGAAAAGAATGTTAGACGAAAAGATTTCGATGGACGTGTAGATATTATCCCTGTATCTGATCCAAATATCTTTTCAGCTGCACAAAGAATCGCTATGGCTCAAACTGAACTTCAATTAGCACAATCTGCGCCTAATATTATCGATGTTAAGAAAGCATATCAAAGATTAATTCGTGCTTTGAATATTCCAGAGCCAGAAGAGTTAATGATTGCTGATATGAAGCCAAAAAGAATGGATCCTGTCTCAGAAAATATGTCAGTATTAAATGGAAAACCGATTGAAGCGTTTTCTGATCAAAATCATACGGCGCATATTGCAGTTCATCAACAATTTTTATCTGATCCACGATTTGGTGGAAACAAACAAGCACAACAAGCGATCTTAGGTCCTATGTTAGCGCACTTAGGAGAGCATTTAGCTTTCCAATATCGTCAAACAATGCAAAGTTTAGGACAACAAGCTGGTATGGGTATGGAACTTCCATTAATTGACTTTGATGAAGAGGAAGAAGGACTATCTCCTGATATTGAAAACGCTTTATCTCAGTTTGAAGCACAAACTGCTCAAATGTTGGCTCAAACACAACCTCCAAGTGAAGATCAGGTAAAAGCACAACAGCAGAACGCTAAAGATCAAGCTGAAATTCAATTAAAAGCTGAAGAATTAAATATTAGAAAAGCTAGATTCCAACAAGGTGTTCAAAAAGATAAAGTAGTTCAAGATAGACTTGAGAAAGAGTTTAAATTGAAGGCAGCTAAAGAAGCAATTCAGTTAGCGAGGGAGAATGGAAAGAAAAAGTCTTAGACCTACGGGTGAAGAAATCAGAAAGGCGAAGAAGTTTTTACAAAATAATAAAATGCCAACGAATGTGATTAAACCACATTTATTTGCGATGGCTTCAAAAGAAATAAAAAAGAATTTTGAAGAAACTTTAGACACATTAAAAACGTTGTATAGGAGCAAGTATGCTGAACCTGACGGAAGCGATACTAGAGGAAATAAAAAAACTTAGAAGAGATTTATCTGAACGAACTGTTAATCCAGGATTTGATACTCACGAACAATATATTAAAACTATTGGAACTGTTTATGGTTTAGATAGAGCCAGAGATATTATTAAAGATATTTCTGAACGATACATGAAAGGAGACATACTCGAAGATGAGTAATATAGTCATGAACAATGATTGGCACACCGATAACGATGTTGCTGATCCAAAAGAACTACCAATCCCTTGTGGATATCGAATACTAATTCGACCAATGGCACCGATTACTAAAACTAAAGGTGGAATTATCTTAACTGATAAAGCTGTTGAAGATCAAGCTTATCTAAATAGCAAAGGAAGAGTTATTGCTATGGGAGAAGAGTGCTATGATAAAAGCAAAAAACCATGGTGCAAAATTGGTGATTATGTAGTATATGGTAGATACGCAGGAAGTAAAATTGACATAGGTGGTGTTAAGATGCTCCTGTTAAA